GACAGCATGACACAGGCGGTGATGAGATTTAGGCAGGGCAACTTCGTAAGGTTGGCGACGGATTACGTCGAGGACAAGCGTGAGAAGCGAAAACGGGAGTACTACTAATGCCGATTCAAGCAGTACCCATAGTAGTTTCACTGGCCGCAAGCCTCGGGGTAACAATTCCCTTTCTTCAGAATTACGCCGACGACAAGGGCATTGACCTATCCACCTATAATTATGATCCTGAAGATCTGACATCTTATGAAGAGCTGTTTCCCAAGTTGGCGGAAAGCAACCGCATTAAAAAATTCAAGACATGGGAGGGAAGTTTCGCGGATAAATCAGGAATAAATCAAATTATAATAGACACGCCGGAAGGTAAGGTGTTCGCTCCTGATCTTCCCGAGGAGCAGACATTGGAGGAATGGAAGAAAGACCATATAGAAGTTTTTCCTCAAATACCGGTAGATCCTAAAGAAGGACTACTGGACACTCCTATTGGTGATCCTCCGACATTTGAGGACATGACTGGAGGAGGCGGTCTTACTCAAATACCAGCAGATCCCAAAGCCGGACTATTGGACACTCCGACATTAACAGAAGAGGAAAAAACTCCGTTAATTATGACTATGAAAGGGGACAATTGGCCGTTGCGAAAATTTAAAAATGTTCCCAAGTTCATAGAAGAACATTTTAAAGACGGTGTTCCTGAAAGGGGGATCTTTGATCAACTTCCAGGATTCACGCATGATGACGTACGGAAATGGAAAAAAGACCTCGCAAGAGACAAGACGGCGGGTAAGTGGCTGTCAAAAGAGGCGCAAAAAAATCTTGACGCCTATTATCAAAGAAGCTTGAAGGATCATCAGGACTGGGAGGCAAAAAGACAGGCAACCACGGAAAACATAATTGACTTGTATTCAACATACCAAACTGAAAAGGATAATTACGTTGACCAGATGATCGCGGACAATCAGGCATTTACAAAAGCCTATGAGGAAGCGACAGGGAAAAAGGCGTTCGTTCAGGCCGGTCGAAAGCAAGAAGGAAAGGCGACTAAGGATTATTACGCAAAATTAATGGAGCTTGGTGAAGCGGGTTATGACGTTCCCATGCAAAGCGCCATTAACAAGGAGATAACCGAGTTTAAAAAAAAATTGGAACCGATACCAATATTGTCCGGTGCTGATCCCGCTCTTTCTCTAGTGGACGGACAAAAAGTCAGGTCATTGCCAGAGTTTGATGTAAAGGCGGTGTTGCGTGATTCCGCAAGCGACTTTGAAAAGGCGCAGATTGCAAGCATAAAGGCAAGGTGGAAACGCGAGAGAATTCCTTTTGACCTGGATCACATAAAGGCGCTCGCTTTTGATGGAAAAAACAAGACTGATAATTTACAGCCTATAATTCGCTACAGCCATGGTGCCCATCCTGATGTGAATATTGAAAAAATATTTTTAGGAAAAAATTGGAAAAATGGGCTATCTAAAGAAGAAATTAAGGACTTGGAACTAACAAAAGAAATAATTCCAGGAAATAAATTATCTAAGGAAGAAATTAAAAAAACGAAAGAGGCTTTGAAAGAAAAATATGGAGATGCATATAGGACTAAGTCGTCCATGGATAAAAATGTTCATAGATATTGGGTGGACATGGTTCAGGCCATAAAGAACAATGATATGACAAAAGCGCAAGAATGGGCTGACAAGGCCAATAAAATAATTGACAATGCCATTGCTCAAAAGGTGTCTTTTCGTTTTGAATTCGGAGAGCCGCATCGGCCATATAAAGTGGCGGAGGGCAAGGTGGAGTATTTGAACGAAATAGATTTGTATCTAAATTCCGAGCAGGCGAAAGAAGCGAGAAAATTGATTCGCTATGACAAATACACCCCTGATCATCTTAAAAGTATACCTGAAGGAAAAAATAGGCTAGGATTGGAATTAACAAAAATGAATGAAATGCTGGGGGAATTGGAAGCAATGGGTGCGACAACCTATAAGAAGCCAAGCAGGAAGACTTCAACAAGCAAGGCGGAAGCTCCCATAACGGATATTCAAAGAGCGGAATCAATGTATAGGGGTGGAGAGGTAAGATACATGAGCAACGGTGGAAACCCACATTTAGAATCAGAGAGATTGATGGCGTATGATCCGGGGGAATACACTCTTCCGGTCGACCCGTCCGACAAGGACATCGACATTGACATAGGCCCTTATCACGATCTGAGCCCGTGGATGGACATCGATGACTTGGAATTCCTGTTTGACGTATCAAACCTTTCCCCTGAAAAAATCATGGAAGTTCTCGTTCAGAACGGCGTTCCCGTTGAAAAGGCGAAAGCTGCCGTGAAGCGAAAAGTCATGAAGGCGAGGGACGGTGGCATCGTGCAGTATTTCCAGAACGCCGGAGAAGTGAAAGGAATTAGTAAATTTGACGTCAAGCCGTACATTCCCCCAAGTTTAAGAATTGATGAGGATCCCCTGACTCTGGGAGCCATCGGAGAGACCGCCAGCGAAGTCGCTGAGACGGCCTGGCCGTATATGATACCCGGCGTGGGCGAACACCTCTCTAAAAAAGATTATGAAATGTTTTCTGCACAAGCCAAAGAAGCTTGGAAAGAGGGGGACTATCCAAAGTATGCGGGCATGCTTGCTCTTGGAACGGTCGCCGCGGGCGGCATCATTCCAAACTGGACCGTGGTCGGCGCCGTGCCGAACGTGGCTCTTGGCATTTACAAGGGTGTCAGAAAGGCGTTGACGCCGAAGATGATCGCGCCTCCGATAAAAATGGAGAAGCGCTTCACCGTCCAGGATGACGCGGGCAACAAATTCTATCAGACAAAAAGCGCGGATGACGCGGAAGTGGCGAAACTCCGTGTCCAGGATAAAGAGGGCAAGAACATGAACGTCGTGGAAACGGAGGTTCCAGTAAAACCAAAAAAGACGAAGCAGGAGATCGTTCCCGCCTTCACCCTGACGGCCGATGACGTCATCGGTTCAGGAAACAACCGACTCTTCTATTCGAAGATGGATCATTATTTACAGGGAACAAACGGCAATCTCCGCGTCAAGACGGGAGCGTCAGGCAATGTCGCCGACATTCCGATCAACGAAGTGAGGTTGAGCGCGAAGGAATGGCACGACTCATTCCGCGCGGCGGGGATCAAGGAGAGCGAATTGACGGATGCCTACATCCGTGCCTATCTGAACAAGAAGGGCGGCTTTACAAACGGAAAATTCACCAACAACCAGCCTATTGCATATGCGGAGATCAAGGAGCTGATGGATCAATCACCGTCAAAATTCGTTCAGGCGTCCAAGTACAGCGACGCCGACGGGACTTTGAAGTTTGCCGATAGCGGAAGGGCGGAAGGTTATAAGAACGGAACGAGGGAGGAGCACGTCCTGTGGATGGACTCCAAGGATATTCGTGGCGACATACAGGAGCTGCCGTCAGGTGTTAGAGGATATGAAGGGCACAAGGACATGAGAAAAGTGACGGATGACGTCAATTTCAGCGCCAACAACAAGCTGGAGGGGGAACCCTACGTCATCGGATGGTCGCTCGTGGACGACAGGCCGGGAAAACTGGCCAACGGAAAATCCGTGACAGTCACGACGGCGAATGAGATCCAGTCAGACTTCCTGCAGAAGGCCGCGTCGAAAAAAGCAACTTTGAAAAAGCAACTACGTGCCGCCATGCAGTCAGGGGACAAGGAGGCCATACAAAGAACCACGATTCAATTGGAGAACATATTCAGGCAGATGCCCAAGACAAGCGCGGAGGTCAAGAGCTATATGAATGAAATTCAGAAGGCCAATAAGATTTTTGACGATGTGGCGAAGATGGATCTGAACGTCGTGGACGACGCCGTCATGAAGCAGATGGATGATGCCGCGAAAGTGCGCGATGATGCACTCAACAACTTAGTAACCTTCATCGATGACATCGATCCGAGTGACCTTTTTCCTAACATTCCGTTCAAGGACCAGAAGGACTGGGTGTCTTCATTGATTAAAAATGATATCGCCATAGCGGCGAAGAAGAGATTCTACTTTGATGAGAACGGCGTTCTGCAAATCAACAAGAACGCGCCGTCACATTATACGGTCAGCCCGAGCAAGGTGGTCAAGAAGAGATGGAGTGTTCCTGATCAATTTGGCATGCACGTGCCCGCGAACATGAGGACGACGCAACAGCACGGAAAAGGCGTGGCATACGATTTGGAATACGGCGGTCCGAACGTGACCGATGCGTCAGGAAGGCATTTCACGGGCAACGCGGAAGAAACATTGAAAAAGATAGCTTCATCTAAAAATGCAGAGTTTTCCATAGGAAAGGTTAAATTTAAAAATAAGATGGAGGACTCTTTCCTCATTGAACTGACACCTGAGATGTTGACACCGTACGTACAATACTTTAAACACGGGGGACTGGTGGAAGCAATACCCTACAATCCATTACGATCCGTCCTTGATGTACTAGGACCGATAGGAGCATACTAATGGCAAGAAAAATACAACAGGACTACCCCAACGTCGACAAGGCGATGTACCCCAATCCAAGGGACGCGCTTACCATTGAAGAAGAAGGACAGACAATAAGCCTGCCCGAGGAACAGCAGAACGGCGCCGGACCACAAATCATTAACGAAGAAGACGGAGGCGCGACACTGGACTTTAATCCGGAGATGCGCGCGCAGGAGGGAAACTTTGAAGGCAACATAGCCGAATGGATCGAGGACAACATCCTTGAAAGGATATCATCCGACCTTCGCAGTAATTTTGAGGATGACAAGAATTCACGCTCCGATTGGGAGAAAGCTTATACCGAAGGACTCGACCTTTTAGGATTCAAGTATGAGGAGAGGGCAAAACCATTCACGGGAGCGACAGGCGTCACCCATCCATTACTAGCGGAAGCTGTCACGCAGTTTCAGGCACAGGCGTATAAGGAATTACTGCCACCGGGCGGACCCGTTCGCGCGGAAATTCTGGGCGATCCGTCACCTGAAGTGGAACAGCAGGCGGAACGAATTAAGAATTTCATGAACTATCAAGTTACCTGCGTCATGCAGGAGTTTGATCCTGAGCTCGATCAAATGCTGTTTCACCTGCCACTAGCGGGATCAGCGTTTAAGAAAATTTATTATGACGCGCAACTGGAGAGAGCCGTATCAAAATTCATCCCGGCGGAGGATTTGGTTGTTCCGTATCTTATTTCCGATCTGGAATCATGCATGCGCATTACGCACATCGTGAAGATGAAGAAGAATGATTTACGCAAGAACCAAGTTTCAGGGTTTTACCGAGACGTGGAACTGCAACCGTCCAAGGCGGATGTTTCCGATTCCAAGGAAAAACAGGACAGCATTTACGGAGTGGACCAAGTTTCATTCAGCGAAGAGGAATATAATTTATTGGAGATGCATGTTGACTTGGACATACCGGGATTCGAGGACAAGGATGAAACGGACAATCCAACCGGCATCATGTTGCCGTACATTGTCACTCTTGACGAGGATTCGGGAAAAGTTTTATCGATCTACAGGAATTGGAGACAGGGCGATGGCACACGAAAGAAAAAACAATATTTTACACACTACAAGTTTCTGCCTGGCCTTGGCTTTTACGGCTTTGGTCTTATCCACATGCTCGGAGGTCTCTCAAGAACTGCGACAGCAGCCCTTAGACAACTTATCGATGCAGGTACGTTGTCCAATCTCCCTGCGGGCTTTAAAGCTCGAGGGTTGCGCATTAAGGACGACGATGAAGCCCTTAATCCGGGAGAATGGCGCGATGTAGACGCACCGGGTGGAAACCTGCGTGAATCATTGATGCCGCTTCCGTACAAGGAGCCAAGCGCGACACTCTTTCAATTACTGGGATTTGTCAGTGAAGCGGGAAGGCGCTTTGCAGGCGTAGCCGACATGATGATGGGTGAGAATGCGGGAAGCCAACAGCAACCTGTCGGAACAACGATGGCCATTCTGGAACGTGGCATGAAAGTCATGTCCGCCATCCATAAGAGACTGCACTACGCACAAAAAGTAGAATTCAAATTATTAGCAAAAGTTTTTTCCGAATACTTGCCTCCCGAGTATCCATACATGGTTGCCAACGGCAATCAAATGGTGAAACAAACGGACTTCGATGATCGTATCGATGTCATTCCCGTGTCTGATCCCAACATATTTTCCATGGCGCAACGCGTCACATTGGCTCAGACACAGTTACAATTGGCACAGTCAAATCCAGAAATGCATGATTTACATGAGGCGTACCGCCGAATGTATGCAGCATTGGGTGTTCAGAACATCGAGAAGGTACTTCCACCACCTCCTCAGCCTCAGCCGACCGATCCCGCGATCGAGAACGCTGGAACATTGAACGCTCAAAAGGCCACGGCGTTCCCTGATCAGGATCATTCCGCTCACATCAGGGCGCACCGTGCGTTCATGTCATCCGTTTTGGTGAAAAGTAATCCTCAAGTTATGTCCTTATTGCAAGGGCATATCACCGAACACGTTGGATTAATGGCGCGCGCCATGGTACAGGAGGAAATGCAACCTGAAATTGAAAAAATTACTCAACAATATGGCGGTCAACTGCCTCAAGACATTCAGGCACAGCTTCAAATGCAGATGGAAAGCGCTGTTGCCGTTAAAATTGCCGAGATCATTGAGCAGATGGTGGCGGAAGAACAGGAAATGTTCGACCAGATGGGCGATGATCCACTTGTTCAGTTGAAACAGCAGGAAATAGACATTCGAAAGAATGAAGCGGAGCTGAAAGCGCAACAAGGTGGTGAAAAACAGGCGCTTGAAGAGCAGAAAATGACGCAAAAAGACACTTTGGACCGTGAAAAAATGCAATCTCAGGAAGATATCGCGCAATTAAAGGCTAATGTCGCCCTTGACAAGGCGGAGGGAGACCGGAATATGGATCGTTCTGAAGCCGCACAGGAAAGATTGTTGAAAAAAGAGACACAAAGGCAGAATGTAGCCATTAAAAGAGAACAGAATGCCCAAAGAGCTAGAAGAAAAACTTAAACGACAATCTTCCAATAAAAACTGGAGCGAAGAGCGAAAAAATGCTTATGTTTACGGTACATTACGAAAAACAGGTTGGAAACCAAGCACTCAGAAGGCTTTCAGGGGTGGTTTAATCACAAAACCAAGATTAGCAAAGAGAGGATATTGATGCCTGACATACCAATAGACGATATAACGATAAAAGTCATGAAAGAAGCGTATGCGACGGCAAAAAAGCATACGAAACATCAGGATGATGCTGTTTTTATAGCGGGAGCGTTCATAAATGTGGCTCGATTGCTCTACATAGAGGTAATGGGAGAAGATAATGCTATGCACTTCATGAAGAATATTGTAGAATGCGCGGCCAATGTTGAAAAACCAACATTGCACTAGGAGGTAATATGCCAAACGTTGGAGGACAAAAATTTCCCTATACACCTGCTGGAATGCAGATGGCTAAGGAACAATCAGCGCAAACGGGGCAACCTGTTATTAAAAATTATAAAAAGGGTGGACCTGTTATAACTATTCCCGATGAAAAGGAAGTTTATGTTGTAAAACAAGGTCATAAAGGCCATCCAAAGAGAAATTTCACATTTGCGTAAAGCAAAAATTTAATCTCATTTGACAAGGAGGAAATATGAATCTCATTAAAGATTTATGGGCTCATCTGAAGGAATGGAGCGACTGGGGCATGAAGGACTGGATAAAAGCAGGAATCGTGTGCGTAGTAGTTTTATTCATCTTATATAAGATGACAGGCGGAGGAGCTTAGTCCGATGTTACAGTTATTATTAAAACCCTTGCTCGGCGTTGCCGGGCAAGCGGTTTCCGGCTTCATCGAAACAAAGAAAGCGAAGGCTGAAAACAAGTTAACAGAAATAAAAGCTAATACTAAATTGAAGCAGCAACAGATCGCTGGAGAAGTATCGTGGGAAGCGTCCGCTGTTGACCAGATGAAAGGCAGCTGGAAA